CCATTTACCGGAATTACAAGAAATGGAACGCCGTTTATTTCTTTCAGTTCAAGTAGAGCAATTTTATCTGGCTGGATGCAGATTGTTGCATCTGGTGTTACAATTTTTGCAGTTTTTGAATTGTGGATATTGTCAAGTGCAGCAGGCTCATTACTGAAATACGTTTCCCAGTTTTCCTTGAAATCTGATAACTTCTCGCCTGGAACTCCGCAATATTCAAAAATCTGTTCCATTTCGTCACATGATACAGTTATCATCTCCGGGCTGTCTTTCTTCTGTTCTCTTACTTCCTGTAATGATTCAATCAGACTTTCCGTGAAATTGAATGTTGTATTTCCTTCGAAATTGTCCATGATAAAATCTGAAAAGACATTGATCTCATTGCCGGGTATACGTGGAATTGGTGTGCCAAGAACGTTTTCGATGAAGTCTGGATGAATATTCTTTATGTTTTTGTTGAAATACAAAGTTCCATGAATATCAGTACTTCTGTCATTAAATACAGGGAATAAGAATCCTGTTTCTGGTCTTGAGACTACCCAATCACGAATACGATCTTTGATGTTATTTTCAGCTACATCATAGCTAAGCCCAGCCTTTGAAAGATTTACTGGACAAATGCTGCACAGAATGTGTTCATAGATTTCTTCTGAAGAATCGTGCATTTCAGTTCCATCAGAAGCCTTTCCAGGAATGTCATATACTGCATGAATGAGAACTATGTAGTAATTTTCGTTATAATCATAACTTTCAATCACTTTATCATAAAATTCATCCAAAAGTTCATCATCTTTAAGCTTACTTGCTCTAAGTCGCATAAGAAATTCCTGTGTTCCACCCTCTTTTTCCTGTGATAATGGGAATTCAAGGTTCATAAGGTTTTTTCCAAGTCTGCCAGACATAGTTTTCTTGAAAATGTCAAAATACTTAAACATTTCTTCCTCTGGAAGGGAAAGAAACGCTTCTTTAATTTTGGTTCTCTTATTCTTTTCTGCATCCACATAACAGCCACAAATGCGTGTAATGGAACAATTTGCTGGTGCAAACTGTTTCTTGATCTCTGCGATTTCTTTCTTATTCATGATTAATCCTCCCATTTTAATTTTTGTCAAATAAATCAAATTATATGAGTTTTATGTGCTATTTCTTGATTACCTTCATGTTTTTATTCCAACTTCCAGAAATTGTTCCGTCTGGGTGAATTATAAATTCTCTACAAACACTATTATCTTCCGCTTTCTCTATTTCGCTAAGCATTTTCATGTTCGAATAGCTAAAGGTGATTAAAGTATCTTTGTATTTCCATATTTCATACACATAATAATCTTGAATTGTTTGCTCGATAAATTCAAAATGATTGTATGCGTATTCAAGTATTTTGTTATATAATTCTTCTTTTTCATCGTATTTAATTCCGATTTTTTCACTTAGCTTCATAAGTTTTCTGAATGATAAATCATCTGCAAAAGAGTATGCATCAATCATATTTAATACATCTTCGATTGTGTTCGCGTCGCACAATACGCATTGTAATCTCATTTTGGTCTTTAATAATTTGCCTTTAATACGTTCCAGATCAACCAAAGATGGCATACATGTTCCAAAAATTTCATTATTTTTCTTATCGGAAATAGCATGTCTGCTAATGTCTACAAAATCAAACAGTCCATCAATTTCTTTAATATGATTTTCTAAGTATTTCCCATTTGTATTAATCGTCAAAAATTTAATATCGTGTTTTCCTAAAACTTCACACAATTTAGTAAATTTTTCAAATAGCAGTGGCTCTCCACCTGTTACAGATACGGAATACAATATTCCTTCTTTTTCCATTTCTGAAAGCATTTCATCAACTTGTATTATAAAATACTCTGCATTCTCGCAACGTTCTGCGTTTTGTTCGACACAGAATGAACATTTGGCATTGCACTTATCTGTTATTTTCAAATGCAAGTGCCATAACCATTCGTTCTTTTCTACTAAAATCCGATGACCAAATAAGTTGAATTCCATCTTGCCATCATAATTTATTGGTAATCTTTCGACATTGCACTTGTGAATGTAATCTCTTATGCTTTTATTTTGTACAAACATTAATATCACCAATCCTTTCTGCTTCTCTCGCCTGTTTCTTCTCAATCCACTTATTAATTTTCTCATCGGAAATCATATACATTTGCTTTAACATTTCGATACAGATAAGTACATCTGCAATTTCTTCTGTTAGGTTATCCCGGTTGATTTTTCCGCGTTTTGCCTTGCTAATTGCCTGGATAAGCTCTGCGCATTCTTCCATGCAAACCGTGCTTTGATTATTTCTGCCGTAGCGCAAAATACTTTCTGCGATAACACCTTTATTAATCTTTATCCCTGTGATTAATCCGGCAAGAGCCTTTGCTCCAGAATCACACGCCCATGCTTCTTTGAGATAGTTCTTCTGCCATTCATCTTTGATTTCTGAATCTCCCAAGAAACATAAATGCTGGTCTCTCATATCAGATAAGATATCTTTTGCCTCTTTATTGTCCACTTTTTCACCTTCCATCCCATAATTTTCCACAAATAATACATTTGTACACCCATCCTCTTCTGTGATGATTGTATATAATCCATTGATGTCTGTGCAATAATATTATTCCTCCCTTACCATCTTCAATTTAATTCCAGGAACACTAGGATAGCTAATTCCAAATTCTTCTTTTCCATCCATCTGATTTAAGAACCATTCAAACACGGCACCTATTGCCATATCGGTTACGTCTTTTCTCTCACCTACCCATAAACCTTTTTCTTCGTTTACATTTCCATAGTAAATGATATTTGTAACAGGGGTAACACCCATTGTTTTGATAGTTTTACTTGCCATTCTTCATCCCCTCCAATTCCACTTATACGATATTTTTCTCATCCAATGCTGCTTTTTCAACAGCTTTCAGATAATCAATTTGTTGCTGAATGTAATGATCGGTTTCTTTCCCGCCGGATGCAAGCCAATCAGAGATTCTACTTTTTACATCCTGTAAAACCGATACAGGAATCAGTCTAGTATTAGTGGTATTCAGTACTTTAATCATTAGCTTTCATCTCCTCCAACTTCTTCTCTATTGGATTAAAAATATTTTTATCCTCGTTTTGTTTTATACTTTGCGTATTTTGATTCTCCAATACAGCCTTTGTATAATTTTCGCAAAGCAGAGCCAAGACCATTCTCCATGTCTTCGTCCACTTGTTCTGCTGTATCAGAAGCATTGCCTAAAATATCAGTTGCTTCAAACACATAGTCTCTTACCATGTTTAATTCTCTATCCGTAAAATAAATGTTTCTTCCCATTTTGCGCCTCCTGTAATCTCATCAATACAAGCATTCCAACCAACCGCAATAATATCTTTTTGTGATTCTACATTGTCAATTGGAACGATATACTCTTTTTTCTCCGGCAGTGGCTTCAATGGACACCAATCAGGTCTTGATTTGCTTTCACAATCATAATGTTCTTCTGTCATCAGAATTACATCATAATCTAAACAGTCAGCTAATTCACACAAGCCCTCATGTTCAAGATCACCACAGTATGCAGTTCCGAACGGGCAATCATAGCAATTCTCTGGTGTATCAATTACTAATACTGATTTACTCATCTGATTCCTCCTGTAATAACTCTTTATTGTCGAAAATATTTCCAATAACCTCTCCATGATTACAAGTAGCTTCATCAATCCATAAGTATTGCAAACCTAACTTCTCTGTATTGTGAAGTCGTACAAATGACGCATGGGTTTCGTTATATTCGATTAAATCTCTTTGGGCTACCATTGTTTCATCTGTGTATTGAAATATATCATTCTCCCAAATCTTATTACCGTTCTTGTCGCAAAGTCCTGTGAACTGGCAGAGGGTTTCTATATCAATTATATTGGTATATACTGTAAACCGATCTGAATCTTTCCGATAAAAAATAATGTCCTTTCCACCTATGTGATATTGATCTCTTATGTAATATCCCTCAACCCATTCGCCATCATAAACACTCTTTGCCTTGAAAAGAATTTCCCTCATTCAACTCCACCACCTTTCACGATTTCTATCGCCCTGCTCAACCCAGCATTGTATCCTTGATGTACATCAGATAAGATACATTCCGATTCAATGAATTTATCTCTTTTCAACTCACCAACAACCTTGTCCACATCAAAAGCTGTCGGCTGCTCGTCCACAATATGTATATATCTGTCTATAATCTTCTGTATTGGTTCTCCTAAGATATTTTGAAGCAGTATGTCTTTTTTTAGTTTATCTGCGTCAATTAACTGCATTCCTTAATCCTCCTTATACGGTTCTGGAAGTGGTCGCCATGCCGTAATATCAATCCAATCATAATTGCTATCAAGATAATATCCGTCACAATCAATGAAGCACGTATCTTGCCATGTTGTTTCTCCGTTAGTAACCAATATTTCTTGTCCATCATCTGGCATTTTGCAGTCAAGCATATACCGTATATCATTTGATATGGATTCTTCTGCTCGTTCTTTTTCTGATATCTGATGATATTTTACCGGAATCCACCCTTTTTCTTTCTCGTCCTGTTCCAGATCGTCCAGAAGACTATTTACGATATCCAGCGCACTCCCTGGAAGCCCATGCTTATACTGTGATTTCTTTTCTATCTCAGCTTTGTATTGTTCTAATCTGGTTCGTACTCTGCTCATA